AGATAGTGTAGAGATTGCTTTTCAGTGGGGTAGTAAACATGAGACTAGTTATATTTTTGTAAATGGTCTACGTTGTCCAGAAGGTGGTTCTCCAATTACTGGCGCTCGCGCTGCGTTAACAAAAACTTTCAATAATTTAGCTAATGAAAATTTTGATGGAGAATATATTCGTAAAAATCTTTTCTATGTAATTAATTGTAAAGTTGAAAATCCTTCATTTGCCAATCAAACAAAAACAAAAATTAATAATGCTTCTCTGCGTACTCTAGCTTCAACTGCTTTTACAAATGCACTTAAAGACATGTATCAAAAATATAATAATGAATTTAATAGTATTGTGGAACTATTAAAAAAATTAACAAAGGCAGAAGCAGAAGCGGAAAAAGCTCGTAACGCAGTCCTAAATATGGAACGCAAAGAAGTTGAACAAAAGAAAAAGAAAATTACTTCTTCTGACAAGTTTAAAGATTGCGAAAAACATGGAGAAGATTCTATATTGATTATTTGCGAAGGGAACAGTGCTTTGGGTGGCCTTATGCCTGCGCGAAACGTTATGAATGAAGCTCTCTACGCTGTACGCGGCAAGGTTAAAAATTTATTGAAGCATCCACTTGATGAATGCCTTGAGAATCAGGAAGTGTCTGATATTATCTTAGCATTAGGTTGCGGCATACAAGATAAGTATAACGCAAAAAAGTTAAATTATGGTAAAGTTGCTATCGCCGTGGACGCGGACATTGATGGCGCGAATATCATGTGTCTTATTTCTACTATGTTTTATGTATTAATGCCAAATTTTATTAAAGAAGGTAGATTATGTTGGCTTCGCGCACCACTTTATCGTTTGACAAAAGGCGATAAACGAGTGTTTGCTTATAACGATGCTGAATTAATAGAACTGCGTAAAAAGTATCCTACTTGGGAGCAAGGCCGTAATAAAGGGCTGGGCGAAATGACAGCAGATGACATGGAAGCATCTATGCTTCATCCAACTGAGCGCCATCTTGAAGTTTTAACTGTTCACGACGCAGAAGCTGCGGCTGAAAGTTTACAAATGCTTATGGGTAATGATGTTGATCCTCGACGTGATTTTCTATTTAAAAATGTTGATTTTAGTATTTTAAATAGGTGAGGTTAATATGATAAATAAAGATTTTAATTTATGTAATGAATTACGAGGTTTTGCAAGATTTGCTAGCGAAATTCTTAAAATTAAAAATGACGATGAAATGCGACGAATTTTAAAAAAAGCATGGGATAATTTTCTTAAAGAACAATTAAAATATCCAGAAGATACTTTGCCAATGTGGGATCTTGTAGAATCAATGGGATTCAATAGAGAAGGTCCATATTATGTTGATATCGGCTTAATGTAAATAATTGACTTCTCCTCAAAATCATGATATAATATAATAAAGAAAAAAAAGGAAGTGAATCCAATTTGATTTACGAAACTGATTTTCAAAAACAAATTGAAAATGCTTTCTTGACCTACGGAGCGTCCGTGGCGCAAGAACGTGCCATTCCTGATGTTCGGGATATGCTCAAAATTGGTTTGCGTCAAGGATTGTATGCTCAATTTACCAATAAACTTACACATAAGGATAAGATACAGAAGGCGCAAAAATCTGTCGCTGCCGCGATGGCCCAAAGTTACGTTCATGGCGATGTAGCCATGTATGATACTTTCATTCGTGCTGCTCGTCCTTGGTCATATCGCTATCCGTTAGAGGATGTACAAGGCAGCTATGGGAATCCTTCTTCTCCTGACAGTCATGCAGCGGCGCGTTATGTTGAAATGCGGGCCGGTGAAACAGCAGAATATTTCTTTGCCGGCTTAAAGAAAAATGCTATTGGAGGACAATGGTATTCCAATTATGATGATACAGAACAGATTCCATCTGTATTTCCTTCAATTGGTTTTTGGAATATTGTAAATGGTTGTTCTGGTATTGCTGTTGCGATGGCAACATCTGTTCCACAATTTAATCTAAAAGAAGTCAATGAAGCACTTATTAAAATTATTCAGAATCCTGACATAGATTTTGATAGTATTTATTGTGCTCCCGATTTCGCCTGCGGCAGTACCATTATTAATGCTATGGCAGCGAAAGAAAGTATTAAAAATGGAACGGGAGAATCTATCCGTATTCGTGCAAAATTAGATTATATTCCAGATAAAAATGCTATTCGCGCAACAGAACTTCCATATGGCGTTTTTACAAATACTATTATTAATGAACTTGGTGAATTATGTGAAACTAATGACAATTATGGTATTGAAAAAGTAACTGATCATACCAAAAAGGAAGCAGATATTTTTATTTATTTATCTAAAAATGCTAATCCTAAAAAAATGATAGATAAACTATATAAAGATACTTCGCTTGAAAATTGGTATCCAGTAAATATGATTCTATTAGATCAAGGTCGTTTTCCTAAAGTATTTGGTTGGCGGCAAGCCTGTGATGCGTATATTGCCCACATTCGTCAATGCAAACGTAATGAAATTCAATTCGATCTAGACAAATATCTCGCTCGGCTCAACGTAATTGAAGGTCTAATTATTGCGGCCGCAAATATTGATGATGTTGTAGCCATTATTCGTTCTTCGCAAACGCCCGCGGAAGCTTCTGATAAACTAATTGTCCGCTATTCTTTTAATGAAGAACAAACCAAAGCAATCCTAGCAATGAAACTTTCTTCTCTTACTAAAATTGACGGCATCAAGTTAGATAATGAGCGAGAGGAAGTTAAGCAAAATATCTCCAATTGTCATTATTTATTAAATGATAGTACCGCTTTAGATAATGAATTAATAAAAATCCTGCGAGAAGTTGCAGATAAGTTTGGTGACGCACGACGTACCAAAATTATGAATCTTGCCGAGGAAGAAACTTCTACCGAACTAGTAGAAGAAAAACAAGTTGGTGTATTGGTGTTTAATAATAATTCTATTCGCGTTGTTCCGCAAGAAGATTTACCGGAAGCAAAGCGTGGGAGAAAAGGTGTAAAACTACCAAAAGGAATAGAATTGGTTAATACTTTTTATACTACCAATTTAAGTTCTATTGCAGCCTTTAGCGATAAGGGTAAAATGTATAGTTTATCATTGGCAGAATTGGATTTGAATGAAGACTATTCTCTATATGATATTATTGCAGTGGAACCACAAGAAAATATTATTTTAATTGATGATGCTACCGCATTCTATGCATATAAAAATCTTATCACTGTGAGTAAACAAGGGCTAATTAAAAAAACCGCTACTAAAGAATATAATATTCGCAATAAAAAGGGCACAATTGCAGTAAAATTAGCTGATGATGACCAGTTGATAGGTGTGCATCTTAGTATGTCTGACGATGATAAAATTGCGATAGCTGCTAGTAATAACCTTTGTGTTTATTATTCATTAATAGAAGTAAATGCTACTGGTCGGGCGACAAAAGGCGTAAAAGCTATGAAGTTAGCGGAAGGTGAATATATAATCAGTTCGACACTAATCCGTGCCAATACTGAATATTGTGGTATTCTTAGTATTACTACTAGCGGGCGTGGAAAGATTTTACCAATAGATGAACTATTAGAAACTTCTCGTACTTCTAAAGGCCATACAATTATGGACACTAAAGAAGATAATTTAGCACTAATTTCCGCGATATCAACTGATAAAGAAAAAATCTTTATTAGTACTAGCAAAAACAAATGCGTACTAATTAATATAAATGAAATTCCGATTGGCGGTAGAACTACATGCGGCAACCTTCTTATTGATTGCCGCGATGATACGTCCACCATTCGTGTAATGTAAGGAGAAAATATGGATAAATCATATCGTCAATTATTCGCCATGATTGCTCGCGCTATGGAATTAAATAGTGAACGTGTCATGGAAGAAGATAAAAAAAAGAATGACGAATCGGGCTATCAAGCTGCGCAAAAAATGCGAGATGGCTATGCCCAATTGCATGATAGTTTAGAAAAAGAAGACTACATTCTTACAAAAGTAGATTGTGCTCAATTATTAGTAGGATGTACTGTAGTCAGCGCGCAACTAGAAGGAAAGATTGCTAGTGAAAAGAAAGCTTTACATGGCTATAAAGTAGATACCATGCCAAAATTACAGCAAGTATTAAATGCGCCAGAGGCAGAAGTTTCTCAAGTTATTTCCGAACTATTTTCTACTAAAAATTAAAAAGTCTAATAGTTGACTTTTTTCATTAATTATGCTATAATATATACATAAGGTTGAGAGAGAAAGACCAACCTAAGTTATTAAGAAGAGAAACAATCTCTTCCTAAAATAAATAATATTTAAAATATTTTGGAGGAACACACATTATGATTTCTGACAACACTGCACGTATTCTAGAGTTTCTAAAGAAGAATTTTGGCAAGGAATTTTCTAAGGAAGAGATCGCTGAGACCCTAAGTGTCTCCCCTCGCGCTGTGACCGGCGCCATTAGTGGTATTAATGGTTTGCTATCTCGTGGTTTCGTAACTGAGCGTACTGAGGAAGTAGAAGTCGAACCCGCAACTGAAACCCGTAAGGCTAAGATGAAGACTATTCGTTATGAGACTCTTACTGAAGCTGGTCTAGCTTATGACCCTGAAGCTGAGGAGGCTGCTCGTCAGACTCGTATTGCAGAAAAGAAGGCCGCTGAGAAGGCTGCGCGTGAAGCTGCGAAGGCCGCGGCCGCAGCTACTGCTGAGTAATTAAAAGTAGCATATGGAGGGCGACAAAAGTCGCCCTTTTGACAACTTTAGAAAACTATGATATAATATATATGTAATAAAAAAATAAGGAGAAAAATTATAATGAGTAAGCAACTAACTACACCTGCACTAAATAAAGTAAACATTATTGGCAAGCTACTTGAAACTACTTTTGCAAGCGGAAAGCTCTCCGATGGTCGCGATTACGAACGAGCAACCATGCTTATACGTGTAACACAGAACGTGGCTGGTCATGTAGAAACTAGTGAAATCCCTGTGTCTCTATTTGCGGCAAAGTATAAGAAGGATGGCAATTCCATTAATCCTGGTTATGACAATCTTCAGCAGCTAAAGAAAGCTAAGACTGCACAAAATGATGGCATTGGCGCCGCCGATACTGTAACTGTTCGTGGAGCGAATCTACGTGAAAATAATTTTGTATCACGTAATAGCGGTTCTCTAATTTCTGGTTGGCAAATTAATACAAGTTTTGTTTCTAATGGTTCTGGCGGTAAGGATGATATCGCTTCTTTCGATCTAGAAATTTTTGTTATGGATATGCACGATGAAGTAGACCGCGAAGGCGATCCTACTGGTCGTATGATTATTAAAGGCGGCCTTGTACAGTATAATGGAACACTTGATGTTCTTGATTTTATTGTAGAAGAAGCAGAAGGTGTTGACTATTTTAGCCGCACGTATTCTGTAAATGATACCATTCATGTAAAGGGACGTGTTCGAGTGACTTCCCAGGAAGTACAGACTCCCGTAACTTCTGGCGGCTGGGGTGAAGAAATTCCTGACACTACTACCCGGACAGTACGTGAACTCGTTATTACAAATGCAACCGGTGATGCCTATGATGAAGATTTTGCTTATAACGAAATGGATATTCGTAAGGCATTCCAGATTCGTAAGGCTAATATCGAGCAGATGCAGCTTGATGCCAAGAAAGCCGCAACTCCTAAGAAAGAAGAGTCTTCTAATAAGTATGATTGGCAGTAAGCCAGTCATACTTATAATGGAGGATATAAAATATGGCCAAGATTGATATTAGTCAAATTCAGCCCACTAGATTATGCAAGGATTTACGTGGTCGTTTTGTAGAAATTTTTGGTAAAGAGAAGTCAGGTAAGACCTCTACTGCGGTTTTGTGGCCAAAGCCGCTACTGTGTGCGTTAACTAGGTGATAATTATGCGAGAAGATTTTTTTACTATATTACGTAAAGGCAACACAAAAATGAGTAATATTATTTGGCAGCAAGATCAAATATCATATGTTGTCGAGCAATATAATCTTCATCATAGCACTACTGCAATTGCAAATCAATTTAATGTAAGCGCCGAAGCTATTCGGACTTTATTACGTAAGCAACATGTTCATGTTCAAACTTTAACGGAATTACAAACCATTGATTATCCAAGAAATTCTAAATTTTTTGCACAGATAGATACGCCGCAAAAAGCATATTGGCTAGGTTTCTTATATGCGGACGGCTATATTTCTTTGCGTAATGAAATACGAATTGATCTCAAGCAAGATGATGACCAGCATTTAAATAAATTTCGTACCGCGATTCAAGCTATCAATCATCAAATTGGGTATTCTGAAAAACGAGAAGGAGATAAAGTCTTTCCTCAAGCATATTTTACTATTCGTGATAAAGAAATGGCCGCAGATTTAAATCGACTTGGTTGTTATAATAATAAAAGTTCTTCTTTAGTTTTTCCTACTTATAAACAAGTACCATTAAAATATATGTCACATTTTATTCGCGGTTATTTTGATGGTGATGGTAGCATTAATTATTCCAAATCACGTTACGTGCGAAATACCGATGGAGAGTCTGCTAATCAATGGAAAATTAGTTTTGCAGGTACTCCAGAATTTCTTACAGGATTAAAAAAAGTTTTGAATAAAGACAGTCTTACATTAGAAAAAGTTACTGGTAATAATTTTACAAAATTGACCATTAGCGGTAACAATCAAGTTGCGGAATTAGGTGAGTATCTTTGGTATGAAAGCTATGATGAAATAGAATTGACTAGAAAAAAAGAAAAATATTCTCAATTTTTATCTGAGCGC